ACTTCTACTTCTGGGAGCATATTAATAGCATCTGAAGCCACTATATCAGTGTTGTAATTAATTGCAGGCTTGCCACCATCTTGTAATGTTAATGGAACTTCTCCACCATATTTAAAGGTAGTACTAGTATAATCAGGAGTTACTCCTTCTTTGAAAACTATAATAGGCGCTTCATTTTTTCCATCAGTGGTGTCATTGGGATACATATTCCCCATGTAAGACACTGCTTGTATATACTTCTCACGTGAATACAATGAAGGATTTCGCATTATGTGGAGAACATTGCCTTCACTTGGATTCCAAGTAGTACTCTCATTTGCTACATAGGTAACTTTTTTTGTTTTTGGATTATCATCTTCTTTAGGTACAGCTGCTGGAGTACTAATTACTCCATCGCCTGTTTCTATTGGAGGTACAGCTGCTGGAGTACTAATTACTCCATCGCCTGTTTCTATTGGAGGTACTCCACCTTCTTCAAACATAGCATTTGCTAAATCATTAATTTTCGGGTAAACAAATATTTTACCCGATACTTTAGACTTCCTAATCATATTACTTTTCCCCTGATACTTTGTTTTTAAGAGCTGTTTTAGATTTTAATTGTTCTCTTTCCATTGCCGCTTTGTTATTGCTTTCTTGCATTCTTTCGGCAGTAGTTAATTTTTCTCTTTCTAATCCTTCTTTTCTAACCTCTTTAAATTCTTCCCTTATTCCTTTTTCTGATGCAATTTGATATTCCATATCTCTTTTTTGTTCAGAATCTACAAACTTATGAATTTCAGCAGGATTAACTCCTTCAGCAAATTTTAAAGCATCTAGTTGCTTACCATAAATAAATGAATCAACGTCCATAGTTTTAAGTTGAATTTCGTGCTCTTGCTGGTCTTCTCTAAACTCAATTTCTCTTTCAGCCATTTTAGTTTGGTGCTCTTGTTGCATTTGCTGCATTTGCTGTTCTTTAGCTTCTTGATTAGCTTCATAATTTGCAATCTCTTTAGTAAGTTCTTGCAAAGAATCAGCAGATAACATTTTAGTAAGAATAGAAAGATTAATCTTATCGTTTTGAATTAATGCTTGAGTCATATTTCTTAAATGCTCAAATATTAAATGTTCCTTGCTTGCGTTATTAACAAATAATCCAATAGTAACATTATCAAACATTTCAGGAGTAATATTTAAATTAACTACTGAATTGTCATCTAAAATAAATCTCTCAATAAAAGGTAATTTATTCTTTTGTAGTTGAGATATGGTTAGATTTAGAAAATCATTTAATAATAAACTCCAATTCAAATCATGTATTCTAAACTGGTAATTTGTAATATGAGAAGATTGTTGCATATTTTGCTGCATTCCAGTAACAGATTGTTGTTGAGAAGTTTGTGCTAACCTTTCTGGTGCTACACCAGCAGCTAACATAATATCTTGTTTTAAATAGTTAAGTACTGTATAATAATTAAGAATATGATTTAAAGTACTTCTATCGTAAGTACCTCCCTTAGTAGTTGCCATTAAATTGGCAGCTGCAGGATTGTCAGCGTGTTTAAGCCTTTGTGTAAATTTAATACCTACTGTATCTAAAAAATGTAAAAATTCTTTTTTATCAATATTATCAGGAATTTCATCTACATCTATTTCCATTACTGGCGGCTTATCAAGCGCCATCATTTTTTGCATTTTATGCATTGTAATAAGATAAAGATATTGATATGGCTTCATTCTATCCATTGTGGAAATAGAACTAGCATTCATATTATTATAAATAACCCCCCTATAACCTAACTTAACTCTCCAAGGGTTATCTAAGCTACGATATTGTTGGTCTTTAGGTCTAATGTTCAAAAATATATCATAATCCACCATAGTGCCTTCCCAGACTTCTGGTATCCATTTTTTAGTAGCTGCTACTATTCCAAATTCGGGATGTTCAAAATAATAAGTAGTTACACTTTTTCCATTTATTTTTTCTGTAATTTTTTCTGCAGACTTAGGTATTGTAAAAGCAGTAGAAATCATATCTTCTTGTTCTTCTCCCAATTCATCTGTGTACTTAATAAAATATACTTCTCTTTGAGAAACCCATTCTGCATGCACTAATTGCATTAATTCATCTTGGTCTCCTTGTCCGTAAGACCCCACATTAGTATCTAAAAAATTATTTTTATTGTATCTAGCCTCAAAAGGTCTATTACGATAGTTTAATTCTTTTCCCATCATAGGTACGTCTGTACCATACCCAGCTGTGTTTCCTATTAAATAGCCTTCTAATTTTTCTATATCTTTTTCATCTAATGAGTCGTGATATCTATTAAGGACCTCGTTAACAGAAATGTATTCTACATAACCAGCGTAATCTCCATCTTGTATAAATTTAATTTCTGGGCTTTTATGGTAAATAAAGTTAATAGTGTTTAAAGGTTTAATTATAGGATTATTTCCATCTAAACCAATCCACTCAAATTCTTCTCCTGCTATTTGCCCATGTTTAAAAGCATCAGACTTAATATCAGTAATATTTAATTTTTGAGTGTAATATTTTAAAAGCCTGTTAGCTGCTATTTCTCTTTCGTCTTTCCAAGTAGACATGTATTGTTTAATCATCGATGGATCTAGTATTTTTTCATCCATAATAGATTTTTGCAATTGCTCATCTATTTGTTGTTGATACTCTTGCATTATTTTTTGGTCTTGCTCGTCTTCTCCTGTTAATTGGGGAGGATTCATTTCCATTATTTTTGCTTTTTCGCTTTCTACAGCTGATTGTATTTTGGCTTGTAAAAACTCTCTTTGTTTAGAAGTTTGCTCTCTATTAAAAGCGTTGACTCCGTCAGCTCCTAGCATAATAGCGCTGTGAGTAAAAGGCCTACTATCATTTTCCCCTATAAGAACATTAATAACATTATATACCCAAATGTAAGGTTGTATAATATCTTTAAATTCCGATTCCTTTATTCCTAATAAACTGCACTCATATTTTAAATCAGTTGCATCTATATCATTATTATAAAGTCTGTAATTTGAAAGTTTTCGTTTATAGTCATCGCTGTAAAAAGGAGTCCCAGGTCCATAGTTTTCTACTATAGATTTTATCATTTTCTTTCCCCACTCAGAATCATTTTTATTTTTTTCTGCTAGAGACAGCCTTTGTTTTAATATATTATCGTTCATGGTATTTTGTTGCTTTTGGTTTTAAAAAATAATCTTGCTCTCTAAAAAAATCTAGTAGTTCATTAGTTTTATTTATTTGAGTAGCAACATCTTCTTGTTGTTTGAATTTATTAAATTTTTCTCGTATTCCTATTACACATCCTAAAAACCCCATTACCCCATCAAAATTGTCTTTGTCGTTGTATTGAATTAATTCTTGCATAAGCCTAGGAGATTTAATCATGTTAAGATTCATGTAATTACTATTTTGCTCTGATTCATTGGAAAGAGTTCTAGGCTCTTTTAACCAATCTGCTAAATAATCTATGGCATTGTCTTTTACAAGTTTATTAGACATAGGATATCCATAGGTTGTTTGCTTCATCCAACCCCCTTTAGGGTTAAATACTCTTTGAGGTTGGGTGGCTAATAAACTTAATTTGCCTTTTTTCTCAAAATATTCTTTTGTATTTCCTACTTGATTTTCAAAAAATATCATACCTGGACTTGCCCCATAATACATTGCTAATTTTTCTAGTATCTCATTTACTTTTTCTCTTCCTTCATAAGGCCTTCCAATAAATTCAGCTACTAATTCATAGTAACCATATTTAACTGGGTTAAGAGCCGTTTTTAATACAAAAATAGAAGCCAAAGAACCTGCACCAGATGTGTGGTCTTTTGCTGTAGGGTCATGCCCTATTATATATAAATGTTTTGGTACATCATAATCAAATGTACCTTTATCTGTTATTATTTTATCTTCAATCGGATGTTCATATATTACTATTGCGCCTTCTTGAGAATATCCTTTTGCTATTGGGTAAGTTTTTATAGGAGATAATTGAGCTTTGACATCAGGTTCAAACCTAACACCGTATTTTGTAGTAGGGTCAAATAATAAAATACCGGGAGTAGCATAAGAAGAGTAATCAAATCTTTGTGTTATATTTCTTTGGTGGTCTATTAATTCAGGAATAGGTAGCCTATTTCCTGCTGATTGTAAAAACATCTCAGAAGGAACAATAGGAAAATTCATCATTTCTCCTTCTAGCCCCTTAGCATCTTTACTAATAATATATTTTTCTCTTCTTTTAAGATAAAAATTTAAAGCTGCTTCTACATCTGTATTTCCTTGTTCGTCTTTAAACTCCCTAGCTGTTAAAAATGCTGGAAGAAAAAATCCTATTTTTCCTGTATGTTCATACTCATCTTCAAAAGATATAGTATCAAAATTCTCAGGATTTAAAAACCATTTCTTAGCAGGCAAAATAGTTTCCATATTGCCCGAAGTACCTAATCCAATTTGACACCCAAATTGTTTTCCTTCTATGGATACTGTTGCCTTATTTGATTGAAAGGCTTCTTCTAATAATTCTGTTAATCCTATTTCTTCGTAAAGAACTTTGCCATATCTACCTCCTGCTGCTGCTTCTCCACCTTCCTTTTTTTGAGTAGAATAACTAACATGAGATAAATAACTTCCAGAGCCTTTAATAGTTTTTTGTCCATTAGACAATACTTCGTATTCGTGTCTCCAAAGATTAGCTTTATTATTAGGTTTAATAGTCCCTGCCATTTCTTTATACAGAGGACAGGGCATATAATGATCATCCCCTATTTTACCAAATACACCAAATAAATTATTAATAGCCAACTCATTCATAGAGTCTTGAATCTTTTTAACAAACTCTGAAGACTTATCTGTTCTACCAGACCCAACGCAAACTTCTGCTTTAGGCGGCTTTAACATAGATTCTTCGGTGTAGTACTTTAAACCATTAAAACAAATTTCGTGTTTAGCTACAGCCAATGAATAGTAATAAGACTTGCCTCCACCTCTAGAGCCCAACTCGTTGATATTCTTAGCTTCATTCCAATAATATGCTTTTCCTTGTTCTTTGTTGTGTATTTTAGCTATATTTTCTTTTGCAGATATATATGTTTTATAAGTACCATCGGGCTTTAAAAGGCTAGCGTATCTTCTTTTTTTGACTTTTTTTAAAAACAACAAAGCTTTGTGATCTTTTTCTATTAAAAAAACATCAGAACTATATTCAGTATCTTTATCAAAGCCAGAAAATCCTTCAGCTGCTAACACCATATAAGATCTTCCCCACTCAATGTCTCTTACACTGGGCTGTGTTTTTATTCTAGTATTTTCTTCTTCGTTTACATCTAATATAGTACAAAAATTCTTATAAAAATACAATCTTCCAGGAACAAACCTTTTTCCTCCAAACTCGTCTATCCAAAAACCTTCTATACATTTTCTTTTAATTTCTTTCCAATAGTTAATATACCTAGGGTCATCAGGATGATATTGTTTTATATCCTCTTCTATTTGACTTAGGTTTTCTATTTTAATTAAAGAATCCTGTATAGCTTGTACATTAAATCTAAATTCCGCTTTCATTAAATTAACCCTTTTTCAGAGGCACTTTCTCTTCTTCCGCCTTTAACTCTAGATTGGCTTTTGTGTTTTAAAAACCTTGTTTCTATTGTTTCAAAATTTTCATATATTTTAGAAGTCTTTGAATAAGCGTTGTCTAAATCTTTCATTGTTTCAAAATTATAATCAGCTTTAACTAAAAAATCTGCTCTTTTGGTTAATGCGTCTTTCTCATTTTTTAAAGATCTTTCTACTGCAGTTAAACATATAATAGGATATTGAAGCAAGCATTCTTTGATTAGTTCTTCTTCTATATCAAACTCTTTGTTGTATGTTTCTTGCAACATAATTATTCTGTCTTTTTCTGGAATCCTATAAAATTTATTTTCTTCTTCGTCAGGATCACTCATAAAATAAACGCACCACATAGTCTTAGAACTATTTAGTTTATCTTTTGTTTTATCTTTATTATATAAAGTACTAAAAGGAAGCATATACACCAGTTGAGGATTTATTTCCCAAAAATTCTTAATATCATACTGCATTGATTGTTTTACTAATCCCATAATTTACTTTAGTTGCGGGAGAGGGATTCGAACCCCCGTGTCCTAGATTATGATTCTAGTGCCTTACCTCTAGGCTATCCCGCTATACCTTTTATTTCTATTTAGAAATACTCATTATTTTGTTTTCTGATTGTGGTTCTGAAACACCATCTATTTCATCTGAATCAGAAAATTCTTCTGGAACTCTAACTAAGCTCCCTGTAATATCTGCAAAATATAAATCAATTGTACTTTTTTCTGTTTTGTCAGAACTTATCAAAACTTGATACATAGTAATTAATGAATTAATTCTATCTAATTCAAACTTTTTATTTGCTAGTTCTTGTGATTGTAACATTTGACTGGCTTGCATTAGCTGCCCTCTCATTGTTTCATTTTCTTTAACTAGTCTGTCGTTTACTGCTTTTAATTCTCCTACTGTCATGTTTTTTTATTTTTCTTCTGTGTGATCTGTAGTTATTACAACTTCTGTTGTTAATAACATACTCGCAACTGATACTGCATTTATTAAAGCAGTTTTTGCCACTGTTGTGGGATCAATAATTCCCGCCTTTTTTAAATCTTCAAATACATTGGTTTTAGCATTGTATCCTTTTTTGTATCCCCCCTTTACTATCTTTTCTATAATAGCTGCAGAGTCTTCTCCGCAATTTGCTATGATTTGTTGTAGTGGAAAAATTAATGCTTTTTTTACTAAGTTGTATCCTGTTGACTCTGAATCTAAACCAAGGTTTTTAGATAAATTATCTGCACATCTTAAATAAGTCATTCCTCCGCCTTCCACTATTCCTTCTTTTAAAGCTGCTTTAGTTGCAGACAATGCATCTACAATTCTGTCAAGTTTTTCTTTCATTTCTACTTCTGTAGGCGCTCCTACATAAAGAACTGCTACTCCTTCACTTAATTTAGCTACTCTTGCAGCCAACTGTTCTTTAGTATATTTAGAAGTAGTAGCAACTATTTGTCGCTTTAAATCTTTTATACGAGTTGTTATAGCTTCTTCTTTACCTTGCCCTCCTACTATAATAGTGTTTTCTTTGTCTACAATTACTTTATTGCAAAAGCCCAAATCTTCAGAATTAATATTATTTAAATTAACTCCAAACTCTTCGTGTAATACTTTACCACCAGTAGCTATTGCTATATCTGATAAATTATTTTTTCTATTATCTGCATATCCTGGACTAGGTACTACTATTACTTTTAAATTATTTTGTAATTTATTAATAGACAACATTCTAATAACTTGTGGGTCTAGCGCATTACATATAATTAATAGTGGTTTTTTAGCTCCGTGCACCTTATCCAGCAAACCAGTTATTTGAGCTATACTGTCTATGTTTCCATTGTAAGTTAGTATCAATACTTCTGTATATTCTGCTGTCATTGTGTCTGAATTAGTAACAAAGTTAGCAGTAAAAAACCCACTGTTAAAGTTCATTCCTTCTATAACATCTACAAAAGTACTATCGCCTTTCGCTTCTTCTATAGTTATTACTCCATCTCTTCCAATGCGCGCATACGCATCTGCTATCAATCCTCCGATCTCTTCGTCATTGTTTCCAGATATTGTAGCTATTGCCCTAATATCTTCATTTGTTTCTATTGCCTGAGAGTACTTATCAATCGCTAACAAAATACTTGCTAGTGCAGCATCCATACCTTTCTTAACAGAAATAGGATTTAAAGAATGTGCCTTAATAAGATCTAGTCCTTCATTAATCATAAACTGCGCTAGTACGGTTGCAGTAGTTGTACCGTCACCTGCCAAATCATTTGTTTTACTAGCGGCTTCCTTTACTACATTAGCTCCTATAATTTCAACTACATCATTTAACTTAACATTGTTAGCAACTGTTACACCATCTTTAGTAATGTGGTTCCTGTCGTGTATATCAGTAAAAATAACGTTTCGCCCCTTGGGCCCCAAAGTAACTCTAACTGCATTAGCCAATTTATTAACACCAGCTCGTAATTTATCTTTTGCTTCTTCATTAAACAGTAATATATTATTCATAAGCCTCCACGGTATTTGCTGACACTATCAAAGTTAGATATTCTTCGTTATCTTCTGGAGCCCAATTATTTTTGTTTAATTTAAACAACATTCTTGGGTAAGATACCCATAAACCATGTGGTAAATGTACAATGCTACCTACTTTAAACTTGCTTTTATGCATTTCTGCTGCTTCATCTGAAATCTTTACAATCACTCCTTTTGTTTGGTAAGGAAAAGCTAAATCTTTATACGTCATCTTTAAAGACTGGTCATTTAAAGCTTTTTCTTTTCTTTCCGTAATAGACAAACCAGTTTTAGAAGTCTCTTCTATTAATTTAAAAGGCCTAAAAAGTATACTATTACCCACTAAATTAAATTCAGATAATTCTCTTTGATCTAGAATTCTAACAATTTTTTTATTATATTTTTGAGCTTCTGTTAATGAATCTTCCATAGATTCAATATCATTTACTGACATCAATTCTGGCTTTGCCGCCATATTCTTTAAATCTTTACTATTAATTTTCTCGTTGTCGCCATTAGGCTGTACTGTTCTCATATATTTATTTACTTTCTTTTGCTTCATTCCACTTCACTTTGAAGTAGTTTGCGAAAAAATATCCCGCATCATTCTTTACCTTATCATACTCCTTAAACATCAAATCTTTAAACTCTTCTTTACTTAATTTATCAGAGTATTCATATATAACGTCTGCTTTTGTTTGATTTTCTTCTACAAGAACCATAGATAACTCTCCTAATTCTTTTTGCTCCGTCTGCAATGTACTATCTTTCTTTATCATCTAACCTTTTTATTGCTTTTTTCATTGTGCTATTAGTCATTTTTCCTTTATTATAAGAATCCATAACTATTTCTTTAGCTTTTTTAATCCTTCCTTTAGGTATTTGAAAATTCACAAATCCATGAATTAACACATTTAAACCTTTAGCGTTTGCTATTTCTCTTCTTGTATCATGAAAGACATATTTAATAATATGTTCAACATGCCTTTCATCAATACCAGAATCTTCTGCTATTAATTTATATAAACCTAATAACGTCTGATCCATCACCATCCAAAATACCAATTTCGTAGCCTTTATAAGTCTCTAGTATAGAGAAATCTGTTAGAAACTCATTTTCTTCATACCCCAACTCTTTTGCTAACTCCGCTAAAAAATAAGCATCAATTAACAATTCTGAAGGCAATTGTCCATGTTCTTTTTTAAATTCTTTTTCTTTAAAATCTATTTCGTCTCTTATATTCATTTCTATACGTTTGTTTCTTTGTTCATTTTAATCTTAAACGTAATCTCGGTGAAATCATTTGTTTCCTTAATCTTGTCTAAAATCTTTTGGTGTCCCTTGTTAAAGTATTTAACACCATCTTCATCTTTTATTATGTACCCAAGTTCTTCAAATTGTAACAAAGCAACTACCAATGATGATTTTGACATTGTCCAATTATATTTTATTTTTAATTCTTTAATAACAATATCTTTTGCTTTAGCTCCGAACCTGTTGTGTTTAAATTTATCGCCTTTTATTAGTAAAAATTCAGACAATAAATTAATCTTCTTATCTGTAAGTTTTTTTACTGGTAGCATTGCGTTTACTAGTCTAAAATACAACTTATAAACTTCATTCTCTTGGATATTATCGTACGTCTTTGTTATCATACTACAAATATATGAATAATAAATTAATTATTATAACCACATTAAAAAAAAATTAATGTTTTTATAATTAATTTATTCTATTTTACTTAATCTATCAAAAAATGAATCTATGTGTTCATCTATAGTCAATTCTGACCCACAGCTTAACCTAATAGTCATTCTATCTTTATCTGGTATACCATTTAAAGTAGTTATTTGATTAACTCCTATGTGCACGTCTAGCGCTATAAGGTAATCTTCAATTATATCTTGTATATCTTTTTCCAAATTATCAATCTTACCAATAATCTTTGCTGTTTCTTTTAATTCGCTTATCCGCTCTGTCATCTCTGATTGTTTTGAGCCATCTACAAAATTAGTTGTTACTTTTATAAACTTATTCATTTTTGTTTTTGTTAAATAAATACTTTTCAAATTCTTTTTTCATCTTTAATCTTCTTTTTAATCCATATAAGTAACCCTCTCCATTTAAGTTTAACGCCCATAGGATTTAGATTAAGTAAATAAAAATATTCTTTGTTCCTAAACAAATATAACAATTGCTGCCTATCATATTTTATTCTACCCATTACTTATTACTTTATTGTTTTACTATTATCATTATTTAGAAGACATAGGAAATCCCCTAAAATTATTTTTGTTTTAATTTTTTATTTATTTTGACCATGCAATTACTTGCTGGCGGTTTAACCTTGTACTTCCATTTGCCGTACGATAACTATTGTTTACACCTACACGGGGACTTCTCTTATCAACCTTTAGTCTTATTCCCGCCCAAATTTTATAACAAGGCTTTTTTTGTAACTACCAGGAACAACTCCCCGCTATGTTTAGATATTATTTCAATCCTGCAGTTCTCAACCTAATGTCTTTCCCCTTATTAACCAACTGGCCCTCTTGGGTGATATTGTTACAATGTAAAGATAAGTAAAAAATATTAATTATTATAACCAAATAGAATAAAAATTTAAAATAGTTTGCTAATCTGTAAATATAGCCAAAGGGCTGTAAAATAATTTTGGGAAAAAATTTAAAATTTATTTTATAGTGCATTTGTGGGCCGCTAATAACAACCCCCCTCTAAAAATTAACTAAATAAAATATACCGATGTCACAAAAATTAAAAGATTATTCTGGTTCCTATGATGGAGTCACAATGTCAGCGAAAGAATTACCAAATAACTGTAGAAAAGACACAGATTTAGCAAGACAATTGTTAATGATTTTAGGATTAGGAGACCAAAAAGTCTTTTGGTATTCTGAATCAGGTGAAAAAACTACTTACGGTTTACTTGGAGTAGGACACAAATTGTTAGTAAAGAATGTTGAACTAATAGTAGCAGAGTAATCTGCTATTATCTAGTACCTTTTAACCACTAGCGTAAGTGCTAGTGGTTCCACTAAGACTCAGCTACTATTAACCCATTACATTTACAATGTTATACAGAAGTCCTATTAATAGTAGGGGTATGCACAGAATGTAGTTAATGGCGCTGAGTTTCTTGGTATTTATTTTGGTTAATAGGGTTGGGTTTAATTGCTTGTATAGTGGTTAAACCCTTCCTACCCAAACAACCTCTTTTTCAACAAACTTAATATCAAACTGATATTAATTATATAGCGCAACTCAACTAGGAGAGTATAAACAGGTTACTGACGAGACTAGTCGAAACTATTATAGTTTAACCAAAAAACAATAAGACATGAAAACGATAGCACAACAATTAAATGTAACAGAATTTCCTTTCAAGATTAGGGATAAAAATGGTAATCTAATATATTTTGAAGATTCAAGTGGTTATTGGGCTAAAAGAGAATTTGATGAAAGTAGTAATAGAATCTATTTTGAAGATTCAAATGGTAAAATCATAGACAACAGACCAAAATCAATCCAAGAATACACAATGGAAGAATTGACAAAAATACTAGGTAAACCTTTTAA